GCGTCCCGAACCTTGCGGTTTTTGGCAGTTGCTTTAAACACTTAGGCCCGGACGAAACCCGCAGCAACAGGACGAAAACCTTGGCACCCCGTGACCACGCCGTGACCACAGAGCACGACCCGAAGATACCCGGCCTGCAGCTTCGCCACCTCGCCACCAAGTCGGTCTGGTACCTCTACTACCGCGATCGCCACGGCAAGCAGCGCAAGCCCGCCATTGGCGACGCCCGCATCATCACCCGCATCAAAGCCCGCGAGATGGCGCTGCAGACGCTGGCAGCCGTCGCCGCAGGCCAAGACGTCGAGGCGGCCAAGCCAAACACCATGGCCGATCTGTGGGCCAAATACGAGCGCGAATGGATGCCGCGCAAGAAACCCAAGAGCCAGCACGACGACCGCCAGCTCTGGCGCCTGCACATTGAGCCTGCGCTGGGCCACTGCATCGTCACCAAGGTGCGCCCGTCCGAAGTCACGGCGATGCATACAGACATGGCGGCCACACCGTACCAGGCCAACCGGGCCTGCGCGCTGCTGTCCAAGATGTTCAACCTGGCCCGCAAGTGGGAGTGGCGCACCGGAGACAACCCCGTGCAGGTAGACCGATTCAAAGAGGTCAAGCGCAAGCGCGTGCCCAGCGTGGACGAGATGCGCCGGGTGATCGATGCCCTGCCAAAGTCCGACCCCTACCTGCGCGGGCTGGTGGAGCTGCTGACGTACACCGGAGCGCGCAAGACGGAGATCATGCACTGCCGCCGCGAGTGGATCAGGGACGGAGCCATCCACCTGCCGGACAGCAAGACGGGCGAGAAGGTGATCTGGCTGTCAGCCCCGGCGCTGGCGTGCATCAGCACCATCCCGATCACGGTGGACAACCCCTACCTGATTTGTGGCCGCGTCAAAGGCCAGCCAATGCAGAGCCCCAAGAAGGGCTGGGCCAGCGTACTGGAGCGGGCCAAGGTGACCAACCTGCGCATGCACGACCTGCGCCGGTTTTATGCGTCCACGGGATTGTCGGCAGGCCTCACACTGGAGGCGGTGGGCTCACTGCTGGGGCACGCGTCCACCAGCACCACGGCAGGCTATGCCTACATGCAGACCGGAGCCGCCAAGGCAGCAGCCGATCTGACGGGCAAAGCGATCGAGCAGGCGCAGGTCAAGCCTTGATCTCGGTGATGGTGATGGACGAGGCCGCCACGCCACCCAAAAACCGCCCGCCCGCGAACCCGTTCAAGGTTGTTGTCCCGGCAGCACTGCCGCCAGCGCGCACGCGGAAAGTGGTGGCAGACGTGGTCCCCGCCGTCATGCGGTGCACGTAATTGAGCTGGATCAATTGCGTCGCGGACTGTGGTAACTGCGCAGCAGCAGCCAGGGCGTTTGCCGTGCTGTCCTGAAACAGGCCAGAGACAACGTGCCCGATGCTCGACGTTGAGATCGACAGGGACACCGTGATCAGCAGCGTGTTGGCTGCATTGGTCGGCGTGATTGTCCGCGTCAGATATTCGTTGCCCTCGGTGATTTGAGGGATTGAGTCATCGCCGGGCATGATTGTCGTGCCGGTAGCAACCGCCCCGGTTTGCGTATTTACGACCTGAACAACGGCGCCAGTGTCCATCATCGAAGTCGGTACTAAAGTCAGTGGCATACGCCTCCCTATTTGCGCCCGAGGGCGATGATTTCGTCCTTCTCTTTTGAGCCTCGGCTGGAGCCAAACTCAAACGAGTAAACATCCCGAACCGCCGCAGCCAGCACGCCAGCCACGAACATGATCGCGTTCACCGCGCGCTCTGGCATGTCGCTGTCCTTGGCGATGAACCACATGCACACCACCAGGCCACCCACAGAAAGCACAGCCAGAATGTCGGCGCGCCAGTTGTACCGGCCAGCCTGAGCCAGAGCGACGTCGCGCTTGCGGGCGTCCTGTCGGTCACCGAGAAACGCCTTGTCGAGATCGGCCTCGCTGGCCATCACAGCCTGGCGAAACTGCATCGCCATTGCCGGGTCCATCTTGATGGCCTCAAGCGCATCAGGGCCCTGCTTGCCGGTTACGGCCTGAGCAATCTCCAGCACCTTGCCAGCCGCCTGCTCGGCCTTGTCTGAGCCGGTCACCCAGCGAATGACCTGCGGAGCAAACTGCGCCAGCCCCATGGCGATGGTGATCGGGTCCATTATTGCCACACTCCAGTTTCCATTTGCTTGGCCAGCCGCGCCGCACGCTCGGGCGTCTGGGTGGCCCACTTGCTCTGGAGCATCCCCGCCGCTGCGCTCGCATAGTCGCCAGTGCGGATGCGCTCGAGCGTGTTCTTAAAACCCAGCAGCCCAGCCGTGCCCATCTGAAACGCCATGTTTAGCAGCACGCCACGGCGAGCATCGTCCAGGTTCTGAAACCACGGCAGCGCACGCGTGAGCGCATCCACCCGGTCGTTGATGTCGTTGCGCAGCAGGTAGTCCATCTCGTCGTCGCGCAGGCCAGCGCCCTTGCGAGAGTCGATCAGGCGCCCGACGCCAATGGTCCAGAAACCAAGGTGGTCCTGATACGCCGAAGCCCGACGGCCCTCGTCGCGGTTCAGTTGTTTTGTGAGTTCAGCAATCATGGTGTGGTTTCCGCATCAGTGTCGACAGACATCGCCAACTTGAGTTGATCAAGCGTCTGGGCCGCATCAATCGCGGCCTGCATGGCTTCGTATTTATCCCGCACAGATTGGCGTGCGTCCTCGGCCTGTGTTGCCAGCGCCGGGATGGTTGCCTTGACGTCCAAAGGCGCAAACTCAGCATCACGAGCTGCGCGTCGTTTTTCGTGTGCGATGGCTTTGGCTTTGTTGAGGTTGATGGCGATCATTCTGTCCACTCCCATGCGTCACGAAATGTACGTTCTTCTGGAATGTCAGAGGCATCCACAATCTTGAAGGGCTTGCCAGTGGGTACGTCTTTGGCAGCAATAGCCTCAATGCTCAGTCCACACTCGGCTGCGGGAATGATGACAGCCACGCCGCCATCGTCAGTGGGGTAAATGATACGAGAGTTCATTTGGGTTCCTTTGAGTTAGCGGAAGATGGCTACGTTCATTGATTCAAAATCTGCCGCACTACCAATATTATTTTTTGAAGTAATTCTTAGCCCAGTTGTTCCTGTTGAGTAAATGTAGACAACCCTAGCCGCGCTGCTGTCACCGTTAAGTGTCTGAGCGCAACTACAAGCTGGCGCATAGTTTGCATCCGGCATCGCAGTAGCGAAGTTGACCGTGTAATCACCTGTCCCGTTATCAGTAATCGAACTTACATTTCCGCTTCCACGAATAGCCACAGTGCCAGTGCCGTTGAAGTTCACCCATGCACGGGCTGCGTAGATTGGGGCAGAGCCGGTGGCGTTGAGAGCCTCCCGAATACCAAGAGGGTCAACGGCTTTACCTTCTATAGTGCCCGCAGCGTTCTCTACTGACGAAGAAAATGAAGATGGTATGCCAGCGGCCAGCTTTGCAGCAGTAACAGCCGCGTCCTCAATCTTCGCCGTGGTAACCGCCCCATCCTGAATCTTCGACGTGCTGACCGTGTCATCACTCGGCACACCCACAGCGATCGGGCTGACCCACCGCGCAAAAATATTCCCCGTGCCAGCAGGAGGCGCAGCGGTGAATGTCAGCGTCGTGCCGGACACAGAGTAGACCGTGGTCGGAACCTGACGCACACCGCCGATAAACACCTCAAGCGTCGCGGTCGACGTAGGCGCGCTCGACAGCGTGAATACGGTCTGCGATCCCGTGCCGTTGAGCGACTGCTGGTTGATCGTGACAGGCAGCGCTGTGCCCACATCGGTCCATGTCGCGCCACCATAGACGCGCATCACAGCGCTGGCAGTGTTGAAATACAGATCACCAGACTGCAGCGCCGCGCCGTCATTGCGCAGCGTCGGGTCCGTGGCCGATGGGCCGTAATAGACGTCGGCGAAGTTGGTCACGTCCGCCAAGTTGTCCGCCACCGTGTTGACGTCGCCGATGGACGTGGCCACCGTGTCGATATCCCCAAGCGAGCCAGCCACGGCGTTGATCGTGGTCAGATTGTCGGCCAGCAGGGTAATGTCATCCGTCAGCGCCTGAGCGTCCTCCGTGCTGGTGACCGGCAGCTTGGCCGCCCGGTTCACAGCTTCGAGCAGCTGCTGCGTCTGCATGGTCAGCTTGTCCAGCGCGCGCTCGTGCGACTCGGCTGGGAAGGCGTCGTTCTGAACGTAGTCGGCATCCTGCGTGAACGGCACGTTTCGGATGATCGTGAGCTGCTGCCCAACAGCCAGCGCCGTCACCAAGGTCACAGACCCGGACGCACCGCCCGCACCCGTCACAGTGTAGTCAGTGGTCAGCGCCAGCGTCGTGTCCACGCCCGTGCTGCTGGTGCGGATGACCTGGATGTGCGCGTTCTCCAGAAACCGAAAGCCCACAGTGAAGGGGCCGGTGGTGCCGGATCCAGCATAGGGGCCCGACTTGGCGGTGCTTGTTGCGACGGTCATGGATGGGCCTCAAAATTCATTGTTGGGATTCTATCAACGATGTGGTTTTCACACCACAGAAAACGGGCCGTTGCGATTTCACAACAGCCCGCATGCCTTACTGCGCCACCGAGGTCGGCGGCATGAAGAAGGTCTGGCCGTTCTCGCGCTCGGCCCGTCGCTCCATTCGGCGCAGGAAGCCGGGGTTCAGCGCCTCCTGAATCTTGTAGAGCACCAGATAGTCCAGCGCCGTGCGGGTGTAGAACAGGTTCATGAACGGCGTGTTCTGCAGCGCGGCGTTGAAGGCCGTGGCCGCCACGTCGTCGCCCGTGCGGATTCGCGTCCAGAGGTCCGCCACCGTGTCCACGACGTTGGCCACCGGGCCGAGCATCGAGCCGGACAGCGTGCCGCCCATGCGGTTGTATTTCTGGAACAGGAAGTCGCCATAGAGGCCGAGGCCGCCGCCCTGCACCATGGCCGCAGCCCACGTGCGCGGGTCGTCCAGTGGCCGTGGGTTCTTGCCCCGCAGCAAATCCTTGGCCGCCATCGCCGAGTAGCCCATGGCCGTCGACAGCGCGATGAACGTGGCCAGCCCGACCATGTCGCCCTTGCCGTTCTTCAGGTAGTCGCCCAGCGTGTCGTAGCCCCGGCCATACACCTCGCGGCCCAGCGTGCTCTGGACCAGCGCCACAGGGAAGGACTTGAACTGGCCGATGAAGCGCAGCATCTCACCGGGCACAGTGCCAGGCTGCGTGCCGCGCAACATGAACGCCCGGGTGCGAGCGCCGGGCTCGAGCACAGCGTGGTGCATGCGGTCGATGGTCATGGTGCGCAGGGCAGACGAAAGATCGTCCTGCAGGTTTGCCACCGAAGCGTCGGACACCGTGCGGCCGATGCTGGTGATGTAGTTTTCCAGCGCAGCACGCGGCACCGTGCGCAGGGCTTCGGGCGTCATGTACTGGCGGCCATCAGCCTCGGACATGGTGGCGATGCGCAGAATGTCCCACTTGCCAGCGTCGATGTTGTAAAGACCCAACATATCGCGCAAGGCGTCGGGCAGCTTGTCGAACGCCTTGCCGGTGTTGGTCGCCAGGTAATGGGAGTGCGTCAGGGCGTAGCCGTCACGCAGCGACTCGGTCCACCAGTTGAGGCCGTTCAGCTTGAAGAACATCTGCATGGCCGCCGACATCTTGCCACCCATCAGGTCCTGCGAATCAAAGCGCGCAAACACCGAGCCCAGCGTGCTCTCGTGGAACACACCCAGCGACGACAGGATCTGCTGCTTCTCGCCCTTGGCCCGGCCCTGCACCAGAGCGCCAATGCCGTCGAGCGTGCCAGACAGAAGGTTCTTGTCCTGCCCAAACCGCAGCTCGGCAGCGTAGCCAGCCAAGTCGGTGACCGAGGAAATCAGCGCACCGCCCAGCTTGGCCATGGACTGCCACGACCGCAGGAACGAGCTGATCTTGGCGGCCGTGACGTTGCCGGGGATGTTCACCGAGCCGTCCACCTGCGCCAGCATGTTCGACAGCTCCTTGCGGTAGCTCAGGAACTTGGCCCGGCGCTCAGGGTCGCCACGCAGGCTCTCGGCGTATTCGTCGAACAGGCGCGTGACGGTGGCCTCTGGGTTGGTGCCCAGCATCTTCAGCAGACCAGCCGACTTGCCAGCCTGGTCCAAACCCTGCAGCACGGACTCGGCCAAACGGCCCTGCCCAAACTTGTCGTTGTATTCAAACGAGGCATTCCCGTCCTTGAAGTACAGCACACGCGAAACAGACTCGCGCCGCGCCAGGCTGGAGCCACGGCCCAGGGCAACCATGTCATCCTCGCCCGCAACGGTCTTCATGTGCGAGCCGGTGGCGAAGTCGTCATAGACCCGTGTCAAAAAGTCGTCAGCCGTGCCGTCGAAGTCGCGCAGCGAGCGCTCGAGGTCCAGACGCGGGAGCACGAACTCCTTGAACGCCTTCTCGCCAGCGTCGCGGATTTTCAGCATGTCGTGCGACTGGCGAGTGATGTAGCCGTTCAGGTCACGAATCCAAGCGCCAAAGCGGTTGCGCGTGTTGCGTGCGTCAGTCTGGTACTTGTTGACGATCTCGGCAATTTTGACAGCCTCTGGCGCCAGCTTTGAGTTGTCGCCATTTTTGCCAAGATTCCACAGCGCCACCGAGATCTCGCGGTCGAACTCGCCAGAGGTGAACTGGCGCATGAGGTCGCCCTTCTCCAGGTCGGCGATCATGCCGCCCAGCCACTCGCCCCGGAAATTCTTCTGCTCGCCCTCGACCGAGATGCGGCCACCCGCACGCTTGCGCTCGGTGCCCACCAGCAGGCCACGGAAGCCCTCAAAGTCCAGCCCAGCCTCACGGAACTGGTTGACGTAGGCCGTGGCCTTCAGGCGCACGTTCATGTTCAGCGCGGCGTTGCGCTTCTCAATGACGGCGGCCATCTCCAAATTGTTCGCCAGCTGGTCGGCAGCCTTCATGGCGTCGGACTGCAGGTCGTTGGCCACATCCTCAGAGCGCAGGGCGTCGCGTGCAGTACGGGCCACACCGCGCAGGCCTTTGACCTGGCGACGCAGCTGGTCCAGCAGGTCGGTCACCTCGGCGGGCGTGAGGTCCGGCATGGCCGCACGCATGGCCTCAGTCGCCTGCGCATCGTTGGCCAGCTTGTCAGCCGCAGCACGCAGCACAGAGGCGTACTGCTGCGCCCGCTTGACCGCGTCGTCGTAAAGCTTGAGCTCGTCCTTGACCGTGGATGGGTCTTGGGTTTCTCCACGGGAATACTTGGGGGCGTCAACGGCAGTGCCGCCGAAATCGCCCAGATTCAAAACCTTGCCAGTGCCAGGGCCGACAGGGACCAAGGCCAAGATGCTGGTCTCGCCATTGATCGATGCGGCAGCGTGGCGATGGTGGCCGTCGATAACCGTGCCGTCCTTGGACAGCTGAATCGGGAAAACATCTTCTGGCCGACGTGCAGCCGCAGTGCCGCGACGAATCTGGTCGGCGGTGTATTGAGAGGAACCGTTGATGTAGTCGTCGCCGAATTGCTGAAGCCGAACGGAATCGAGAGGCACCTCGCGGAGGACAAAATCCTCAGCAGCGCCAGACAACCGGCGAAGAAGCCCGTTCTCTACGTAGGCGAGGTTGGCAGACAAGAACCGACGGAACTGATCTGCAGCGCCGCCAGCCCGCGCATAAGCAGGAATCGGCGACCGCATGTCGGCGCGTTCAGCGGCACGCATCAGACCAGCCACAGCCATGGCCCGGAAGTCGGCCTCGGTCAGCGTGATGCTGTCGCGGGCAAACTCAAACGTGCGGT